ATACTGGTAATTTACCTTCACCATTTCCATCATCATCACAATCTGGTTCATTAAGAATTGTAACTGATGTAGCAGGAGCTACTCCGGAAATTATATACTATGCTACATCATCTGCAGCTAGTAATCCAATAGTACCTTATCAATGGAATCACGTGGCGTTTTCATACACACAAAATGATAATGGACAACCTAATAGAAATGTTTATAGAGCATTTTGGAATGGAAGAATGATAATTGAGCAACAACCATCTGGTTCTACACCTGTTTTGGGTACAAATCAAATTAACCAATTTCCAAACAAACCAGCACAATTAATGGGTACTACTTCTGGTTCTGGATATTCAAATTCATATTTCCAAGACTTTAGAATGTACAATGGAACAAACAAAAATTATACAGCATCATTTGATGTAAACGATGTTTACTCAATAGTTGTAGCTAGACCACAATAAAAAATTACTATATTTTTATATACAATTGTTAAATAACTAAATACAAAAACTATGAATGCAACATTAGTATTAAAGAAGATTCTACAAAACTTAGCATTGGTTAAGGAAGAAGAATTTACATACGCAAAATTAGCTGATGGAACTATCTTAGAATCTCCAACCTTTGACTTAGGAGAATCTGTAGATGTTGTATCAGAAGATGGTACGAAGACTCCTGCTCCAGATGGTGAGCACGAAGTGGTACTAAAAGATTCTGAAGGCAGAGATGTTAGAATCAAAGTTCAAACTAAAGACGGTAAAATCGTTGAAAGAGAAAACGTAGAAGTAGAAACTCCTGCAGATTCAGAAGCAGTTGAAATGGAAAGTATCGCTGGTGGTGACATGGGTGATGACGAAGAAGTATCAACTGAAGAAACAGCTTCTCCACTTCCAGAAGATGAAGATAAAGAAGATTTAAAGAAAGTAATTTCTAAACTTGCTTATCGTATCGAAGAATTGGAAAAGAAGTATAATGAAATGGTAGCCGTTAAAGAAGAAACTATTTCAGAGGGTAAAAAAGCTGAGAAAGTAAAAGCAGAACCATTACCTGGTGATGTTGCTATGGCAGCTGTTAAATCTGATGAAGATGAGGAACTTCCAAAATTGGATGGTGCACCAATTGACGAGAACGCACAAAAAACAAACATAAAACTTGGTAAAACAGGTAAATTGAACAATTATCAATCAACTGTTTTATCTAAACTTTATAAATAAAAAAACTTATTAAAATGAGAAAACAACAAAATTTCGCACAACCTAGCGTAACTACAACTTACGCTGGTGAATTCGCAGGAAAGTATATCGCTGCAGCGTTGTTATCTGCTAAAACTTTGGACAACCAATACATTACGGTAATGCCTAATGTAAAATACAAAAGCGTTATCCAAAAGATTGCAGTAGATTCAATCGTAAACGATGCATCTTGTGATTTCACAACTTCTGGTACTGTAGCTCTTACTGAGAGAATCTTAGAACCAAAAGAACTTCAAGTAAACCTTGAATTATGTAAGCAAGAATTCGTAGATAGCTGGGAAGCTTTACAATTAGGATTCTCTGCATTCGATGAGATTCCAAAAGATTTCAACGATTTCTTAATCTCTTATGTAGCTGGTAAAGTAGCACAAGCTACTGAAGAAAGCATTTGGAGAGGTAACAACGCTACCAACGGTCAATTCGGTGGTATCTATACCGCTCTTTCTTCTTCAGTTGTTGCTGGTGGTACAAACGCTCCTGTAACTTCTTCTGTTTCAGGTTCTATTACTTCTGCAAACGTATTAACTGCATTGAGTGCATTAGTAGATGCTATTCCTCAAGAAGTTTATGGTAAAGAAGATTTGATGATTTATGTTCCAACTAACGTAGTTAAGGCTTATCAACAAGCATTGGCTGGTGGAGCACAAGGTGCAAATGGTTTCAACAACCAATTGAACGTAGGTGAGAAGCCTTTGAACTTCAATGGTATTGAAATGGCATTCTGCCCTGGTCTTGCTTCTTCTGCAGTAGTTGCAGCACAAAAATCAAACTTGTTCTTCGGAACTGGTTTATTGAGTGACCACAACGAAGTAAGAGTGTTAGATATGGCTAACTTAGATGGTTCTCAAAATTACAGAATCATTATGAGATATACCGCAGGTACTCAGTATGGTATCGGTGAAGACATCGCTATCCATAAGAATTATTAATATATTGAATGAATAATGGGAGGGTGTAATTCCCTCCCTCATTCTAATGTGTTAAAAAAACAAAAACAAATTAACTTAAAAAACTAAAACTATGGCTTGTAATTTAACAGCAGGTAGAAACGAACCTTGTAAAGATTCGGTTGGTGGTATAGCTTCAGTATTCTTCTTAAACTATACTGGTTCTTTAGGTTTAGTATCATCTGGTTCAAACAGTGATGCTTTACTAGAATCATTACCAGCAGGCTTAACAGTGTATCAATATGACCTGAAAGGAAATTCTAGCTATACTGAAACTGTAAACTCATCTCGTGATAATGGTACAACTTTCTTCTCTCAAGAATTAGTTCTTAACTTGAAGAAATTAACCAACGAAATGACTACACAATTGAAGTTGATGGCTTATGGTAGACCTCAAATCTTTATCCACACAATGGCAGGTGATACTCTATTGGTAGGACAAAGAGAAGGTGCAGATGTAACAGCAGGTACTATTCAGACCGGTGCAGCATTGGGTGACCTTTATGGTTATTCAGTAACCTTCACTGGACAAGAACAATTCCCAGCTCCATTCGTATCTGGTTCTACATTCGGTAACCCATTCGGTTCGATAAGTAATCCTCCAACTATCGTAGTAGGAACTAACTAATCAGTATAGAAAGAAATAATTAAGAGGGTAGCACTAAGTGTTACCCTTTTTTTATGCAAATCACTATTATTGTTGTGAAAATTGTTAAAATAAAAAGATAAATACAAGATAATGCTAACATACTACTCATCTAGTAACAACGTATGGACATTCAGGACACAACCAACTGGAAGTTCTAATCTTAGATTATATCTACAAGATATGACAACGCTGGTTAATACATCAGCATCCCTGTCTAATTACCGATATGATGCATACGAAAGTAAGTTATCATTCACTGCTTCGCAAGTACCTACATTAGTAAGTGCAAGTGTTGGTACTGAATATAGAGCTTACATATCAGATACAACATGCTCAATTTGGCATGGTAGTATTAATGTATTTACTACTCAACCATTGGATAAAGCAAATTATGTTAATCAGATTCCATTGGAAGATGTGTATGTAAGTAATGTGACAGATAATGAATATATAATTTTAGACTAATATGAAATTGAATCAAAACTTTTCAGTTGTAAACCTTGCACAACAAGAAATCCCAGTTATTACCGAAGATACAAAAACACGCTATCAATGGGTACCCGTTGGTGTAATCGGACCAGATGACTTCTTCCAAAATGTAACTGATGCGTATAACAACTCAACAACTAATGCAGCTTGTGTTGAAGGAATAGCTGACCTAATTTTTGGTAAAGGTATTTACACAAAGAATACTGCATTTGAAGAAACATTTGGTAAAATTCTACCACAAGAGGAAATCAAAAGAGCTATATTTGATTTAAAATTATATGGTAATGCAGCTATACAAGTATATTGGGATGATTCTCATTCTAAGATTATAAAGATGTATCATTCTCCAGTACAAAACTTTAGAGCTGAGAAATTATATGATAATCCAAAGATTGAAAATTATTTCTATTGTGTAGATTGGAGTGACCATAAAGCACAAAGAAATAAAAAGAAGATTCCAGCATTCGGTACATCAACTGAAAAGATGGAGATACTTTGGATAAAGAATTATTCACCTGGCAAATACTATTACGCATTGCCTGATTGGATTCCTGCACTACAATTCTCTTTTGTAGAAGCTGAATTAAGTAACTTACACTTAAACAACATTGAGAATGGTTTCTTACCATTGGTGATGTTGAATATGAATAATGGTATTCCAGCACCTGAAGAAAGAGATAC